TGCCAAGTGCGCTGCGTAACTCTGCAACTGTTGTGTAAGACATTTGATCCTCTTTCTAAAGACTGGCGGCCTAGAAGGGCACTAGGCCGCCAGCGACTTAGTTTCTAACTGATTAAGTTAGGTTGAACTTGCGAACGCCCTTACCTGACTTAGCAACATAAACTGCCAAGTAGCCATAAAGTGCGATTTCAAGTTCGCCTGTGGTTAGTACCTGCAGGCGTAGGTTTGTGACTGGAGACTCCCAGACATAAACAGATGAAGGTGCGATAAGGAACGCTGAGTTATCTACAACGCCCGATGCTGCGATGTTGTGATCTACGATCAAGTCAGTTCCGAGAATGTTGCCGCGAACAGATGAAGCAACTGCTGTGCCTGATGCGTTCATTGTTGGGCCTTGCGCTGAGTAGAGTGCGCGGCCTGTTGTGTCTGCGTAACCTGTGATCGCTGCCCATTGGTCTGTGTTAGCAACCAACTTGTTAGCGAAGTCTCCGCCAGTTCCCTTGTATGCGGCTGCGCCTTCTACAGAGATGAATGACTGAAGGCCTGCTGCTGTTGCAGCAACGCTTGTGGCTGTTGTACCAGATGAAATGAGTTCAGTTAGAACTGCAGTATCTGTTGCCTTTTCGTACGCCTTGCGGAGTTCTGCCATGAGCAGTTCCATGAATGAAGGAGACGAACGGTCGATGAGTTCCCAACTGATACGGTTGAGGCCAGCAAACTTGTTGATATTTACTGTGTCATAGGCTGATGTCATGCCTGTGTCTGTTACTGATGCACCTTCGTTAACATCTGCAACTTCTGGTGCTGTGTTTGCTGTTGCAGCGTTTGTGTAAAGGCGTGGAACTGTGAATGACATTCCTGAGTCGATCAGCGCGTTGCGAGTTACTGCATCGAATACTGGGCGACCTGTGAATGTATCTGTGATGAATGAGTTAAGGTGCTGAGGAAGTGTCAAGCCTGTGTTTGTTGAAGTTGAATCATCTGCTGCGCGAACTACGCGGCGTGAGTCATCATCTCCAAGTGCAGACTTAATAGATGCTTCGAGATATTGTGCTGAAGTAATTGGAGCAGTGCGCTCTTTTGTATATGCTGGTGCTGCTACAGTTGGGCGAGCGGCTTCAACAGCCGTTGCCTCAACTTCTGGTGCTGCTACGGTGTCTGGAGTATTTTCCACGACCGCCTCGCTTTCTGGTTGTGTGTTTGGTTCAGCAGGGAGTTCTATTTCCTCTGCTGCGATCTCTAGAACCTGAGCAGACTTAAAAGCCGGTTCAGTTACGAGAGAAACTTCTTTGAGTTTTGCTGCTGTGACTACTGTGTGTCCAGCGCGTGAAGGTGCTGATGCGATGATCTCTGCACCTACTGAAAGACCGCTAACGAGTCCTTCTTGCGCCATAACTAGCGCATCGTTGCCACCTGTTGAGCGGCTTAGTTTGAAAGTTGCATAGATGCCGTCTGGTTTAACTGTTGCAGTTACCATGCGGCCGATAGGCTTCTTGACATCATGCTGTGAAAGTAGTTTGATCTTTGAAGGGTCATCTATCTCGATGCTTCCTGCTTCAAAGACTACGCCGCCAAGATTAGTGTTACCGATTTCGCCTGTACCCATTGGCACGATCTTGCCAGAGATTTCGCGGCGTTCCTCGCTGCACTCAATAGATGCAGCCTCGATATATAAGGTTTCCATTACATGCCTTCGCTTCCGTTAGGAGTCAAATCCGTCATTTCCATAGCCTGTTCAGTTGTAATAAGTCCAAGTGTTAGCAACTTCTCAATTACCTGAAGTTCCACCATTGGATCATTCTTGAGGAATGTATCAAAGACAGCGAAGCGGACTTCGTGGCCTGCTGTTGAGATATCGTCCATGCTTAAGCGTGTCTGGATCGCTTGGATATATGGCTCAATGCTGAGTGCATAAAATTGCTTGCGTTCCTCGGTGACATTTGCATAAGTCATTGTCGTGTTTTGATCTGCGCTTAGATAGTAAGCCGGCACGTTCATAGCGCGAGCAATTTCAGTCGAAAGGTTTTGAATTGCCTCGTTGTACATCATGTCTTTAGGTGAGAACTGTGTTGACTGGAACTCTAGTGTGCTAGTTAGGTAAGCAGTCGAGTTATTTTGGCGGCTGCGCTTCCAAGCGGCTAGAAGTCCTGAAACTTCTTGCGGTGGCAAGTCTGCGCCAGTGTTCTTTAAGATGCCTGAACTCATTGGAGTTGCTGCTGATATAGATGCAGCGCGGTTGATGTCGATCGCAGACTGAATAGTCTTTCCAGCGCGTTCTAACACGCCTTCGTCTAGCCCTTGAATAGTAACGATGTCATTCATGTCAATAGGGTTTGCATCGACATAATATTGCGTGATCATGATGCCTTCAAGATCAGTTGTGAAGGTAACGCGAGAGTTAGCGATCCACTCAAACGCTGAAGGGCGGCCGTCCTCTGCATAACGCTCCGTTACTCGAAGGTAAGCGTTGCCGTAGAATAGAAGGCTGTCAACGATCCAGTTAATTGTGACGAATGAAGGTTGGTTCTTTGATAGTTGGTTGATCCAACGCGGTGCGGCCATAACTTCGCCGGTGCGCTTGTTGTAATACTCAAGTGGGATCGATGCGACCGTTCCGCAGATCAGGTTTCTCGCGCGCGCGATGCTTGGCACAGACATTGCATCTTTGCGTGATACGCGAAGTGTTAAGGAGTTGTAAAGTGAGGGTAAGTTTTCGCCCATTACCTGTGGCGCTGCTTGCGCTTCTACAATTAGCGGCTTGCGCGAAAAGATACCCATAGGGTGCAATTATACACTACATATAGTGTTAGTCGGTATATATAGCCGCTACCTGTTGTGGTTTGTAAAGCATGTGAACAACCATTGCGGTAGCGATAGCGCCCGAAACATCGCCGGCGCTTTTACGCTTCACAATTCTCCAAGAACTATCGTTAACTTTGGCAGCGCAGTTATTCATCTGTTGAATCCAGTTTGCTTGACCTGCGTGAACAACACGAAGGTTCACCAAGCCATCTAGGAGATCGCCGCACGCCTGATAGAAGGATGCGCCTGAGATATCTTGCGTTACACAACCTGCATTAGATAATTTATCGGCAATGGTTTGCGCGGTGTACTTGTCGTAGCAGATTTGGCGTGGCCTGTATTGATCAGACCAGCCCTTTATGTCGGCTGCGATCTTTAAGTCATCAACCGAGACGGCGCTTTCCCATGATTGCAATATGCCGATGCCAATGCGGCCGTCTGGCAATATCTGGCCAGCAACAAGTGAAGCATTGCGCCTTGAAGGTGAGACATCGAAGCCAAAGACCGTGTAACCGCCAACTGGAATTGTAAGGTTGCTGTCGCTAGTGTCCTCAAGGATTCCATGCGGCCAAGGGCTGCTCAGGGAGTCAATCCACTGGCAAAGCAACTCTGTGCGCGTATTTTCAATAGGTGAAGTAGCGACAGACTCTTCCAATGTTTCTTTAGTGACCAGGAAACCGAGCGCAGGATTCGCAAGCGCCCAAGACTTAGGATCATCGATCTTGCAATACTGTGGCGCGCTATATTCGTAAAAGCCAAAGGACTTAGGTGGGTTATCAAGCGCACGCTCACGCAGTTGATTTAACACAGTGCTAAAAGCATCGCCAGCATTGCTAGTTAGGAAAGTATGAGCATTTGGTCTTGCTCTAGTTACCGGCATTGCTGCGCGATAACCTTCCTCTGACCATTCACGAACCTCATCAAGGAATAACGCATCGGCTGAACGCCCGCGAGCGCCATCTCTAGTTGCTGCAACCACATCGAGCCTGCGGCCGTCTTTCATCTCAATGGATTCTGTGCCGTTCGCATATCTGATCTGTTTAACAAGCGCCATAAGGTTTTCGTTAGCCTCAAATACATGGGCTACCTGCCTAAAGGTATCCAAGGCCATCGACCGGTTAGATGAAGCGATGATGATGTTCTTGCTATCCCACTTTAGTAGGTGAGCCAAGATAAGCATTCGCGTTAGATGCGTTTTACCGTTCTGGCGTGCCACGAGCAGCAGGTTTGTCTTGCGTATCCAGTTGCCCTTCTTATCCACGCGCAGCATGTCGGTTAACACGAACTTCTGCCATGGAAGCAGGGGCATTTTTATTAGTTCTGCTAGTTCAATAACATCTTTGATCTTTGAAGCGCCTTTAAGGTATGGGCTGTGAAGCCTAGGCTCGGTAGCCCCCTTGAGCGCCGGTGACTTTCGTGCGGCCATCGGGTTATTCCTGCACTGGTCGGGCGGTAAACGGACTATCTTGGTGGATTTCCGACCGTGTTGGGGAGGGGAAGTCGAG